ACACCGCTTCATTCGATGGCAAAAAGTGGAAGGAAAGAAAAAAGAAAGATGATAGCCGTACTATGTTGGTAAAAACAGGAACTCTTAGAGCATCAATAGGAATAAGGGAAAGAGGATTTAATCACAGACGCGTAGACTCAAATGTTGACTACGCTAAGTATCATAACGAGGGGACTGAAAGATTACCGAAAAGACAATTTCTAGGTAATTTTAAAGGACTTGAAAAAAAAAGATATACGGAATTCAAAAAGATGATGAAGAAAGTTTTTGAAACTGGTAAAGCTCACAAATGAAAGCCTTTTTTGAGTTTATCAAAGCACGAATAAACACGGAAGTCCCCGCGCTTAAAACCGTTAGGATGTTCAATAATCAATTCGTGAACAGCAACGAGCATAACGACCGAAAAGACGGTACGACCGGATCGCGTTATGGCTATCGTACCGAGAAACCCTTTCCTTACCCTGCTTGCTTTGTTGAATTTATCGTAAACGAAACGAATAATTTGCCGCTTGGAATAAAGGATTACCTTTTAACAGTTCGTTTTCGTTTCGGAATTGAAAGCTACAAGTTTGAGCGGTTGGACACCTTTGACTTTGCGGATACGTTCGATCAGTCTATTCAGTTAATGGCACCCACGACCATAAGCGGGCTAACATTCACAACTTTTCAGGAAATTCAAACGGACTTTGACGAAAACTTTAACAACGTGGAAATCCCGACCCGTGACTATCGAACTAGATTAAGGGTTTCAATTAACAGCCGATACAACGGGACGGCAAACGCTGTAGATGTGGAAAATGTACCTACCGGACAGGTAGTAACCGAAATATAATATGGCAAGATCATTAGAAGCTATTAAGGAGGTAATAAAAACAAACATTAGGACTTACCCGTCACTAGATGCCTACCTATTCCCAGAGGAGGGCGGCAGTAAGGTTTCAATCTTTAACGTGATTATCTATGTGGTGGCTGCGGCCATCTTTACCTTCGAAACAATACTTGATGTCACGAAGTCAGAGATCACAACGCTTCGCGATCAGGCTATTTCTGGAAACGCAAAATGGGTGCAAAGGCAAATACTAAACTTTCAATACGGTGACGTTGTAACACTTGTTAACTTCGTGCCTACCTACGTACCTGTTGACGAATCAGCTAGAATTGTAACGCAATGCTCCGTTAAACAGCTTGGAAGCGGTGACCTTGCAATTAAAGTTGCAAAAGGAATAGCTCCATCATTAACGCCATTGTCTGCGCCCGAATTAACAGCTCTACAAAATTACTGGTTTGGAACTGGATCAACAGAAGGCGTAGGGTTCGCGGGGGTGAGGACTACTTTTGTAAACCTTAACCCGGATAGAATGAGGGTACAGGCTACAGTGTATTTCTTTGGTCAATTTGTAGAGGCTACCGTGAAGACAAACGTAATTGCTGCTATAAATAATTTCTTTAGCACCTTTCAATCAGAGGCTTTTGACGGGACGGTGTTTATGATAAAACTTATTGATGCGGTGCAGGCTGTTGATGGGGTTTCTAGGATTGTTTTAACCGAGGTAAAAGCCAGAGAAGCGGCTACTCCTTTGGCATCAGCTACGGTTATTGACGTGCAGGGATTTTATACCACGGTAGCGGGCTATTTAATTTCGGAAGACACTTCTGGTAATTTACTGACAAATACTATCACAATGGCGGAGGAAACATTATGAGCTTATACACAAATCTTACATGGTCAATTCAAGCGGAGTTATTACTTCCGCCTGTACTGCGCGATCTTGGATTTGTGGAGGCAAACGATGACTTTAAAACGGGCGAAACAGATAACGCAGCGATTGGTTACATAGTCGTAAGTTCGCCAGGTCATTGGAAGGAATTTCCGGCTTTGGGTGTTGGAATATTTAAATTTTTACACTCCACGTCAACGGCTGCTGAAATTGAAAGGGCTATAAGAATTCAATTAACCTCTGACATCTTTAAAAATGCTTTTGTTAACGCAAAAGGGTTCCCAGAGATCATTGTCAATAAAATAAGGATAAAACTGAATGACTGATATAGTTTTACAAGTAGGTACATCGGTTAAGGAATTCTTAGCGGCTTTGCTGTTTCCATTGCAGTCATTGACTGCTGAAATGGATGCCTTTGATACGTTGATGAAAAAATCTGCTAAGTTCAACGGTCAAAAGATGGTTTTAGCGGCAGGGTTAAACGACCTTTTTTCCATTACAGTTGACCCAAAAATTTTGATTGAGAATAGTTTTGATGACACCAATAAAATATTCTTTTACAACAATTCGGAGCTAACCAAACAACACTTTTTCAACACCGCTGAATCAGATCCGTTTTACTTTTTCAACACGTCTGAGAAGGTTGACGTGACTTATGACTTTAAGGTTTTAATACCGATTTCGCTACACACGGCAGAGCTAGAGAGAAGGGTAAAAAGCGAAACGGAGTTGATAAAATTAGCTGGCACAAGATTCATAATAGAAACATACTAAAATGAGAAAACTAAATAATCCAATGCCCTCCGGGGGTGCACCATTTTCAAACGAGGATTTGAATGATGTTTTTCAAGGCGAAATATGGGCGGCATTACAGGCTATGCTATCGCAATACAATGACGATGCAGAAGGTGTAATAGTTTCTGGTTGCGTTGTAACGCCAAACGTTGGAAACTTCGACATGACTGCTGGTATAGTATATCTCAATGGCGAGTTTATGCGTGTCGATGCGGTAACCAATCAGACTTTCCCAAAGTACATTAAGGCCGCAACACCTACAAACATTGTAAGAGCGTTTCAAGACACTCTTAACAAGACGTTTATTGTCGAAAGGAAAGCAGAGGTTAGCGCGACCGTTGACGGATCGGGTCAGGAGATTACTATTGCATCGGTGGCCGCTGCTAATGATAGAAGATTTAGCGTGGCAAATGCAACAAAGTTAGGATTAACAAAACTTTACGCAAACGTAGCCGCAAGTAATACGGACGGGGCTGTAACACAAGCAGCTTTGGTTACGGCACTTGGATTTAAAGCAAACGCGGCTCAAGATGCTTGGGCAAACTTATCGTACACTGCTCCTTGGACAACTCAGAACTTTGCAGCGAAGTATAGAAAAAGCACTCTTGGAGAGGTTGCTCTTACTGGCGAAGTTCACACAAACGGAACTACCTACACAGGTAGCAATGGATTGATTGGAACTCTTCCGGTTGGATTTAGGCCAGCCCAACAAGTTAGGTACTCTTTAAATTGCTTCAATGCTTCCATTAGAATTATCGGGGTTTTATCTGTCAATGCTAATGGTACCGTTGTATTTGATGGAGCGACAGGAACAGCAATAAGCAGCGTCAATTTAGATGTAGTAAGATTCTATACAGACTAATGAAAAAATTATTGTTTGCTTTTTTGCTTTTTGTGTCATGCGATTCTTTTGATCAAGAGGTCGAGTTTAAAATAGATCCTTTATTAAAGCAATCTGTAGATAAATTCTATCAAGAGGGTTCAAAAAGAGGAATCTCATTACAAAAAAATAATCTCATTGCAATTGTAGATGATCATGCGGTTGACCCCTCCAATCTGGGAGAGGTTCAAATGGTTGGGAATCAGATAGTCGTTGTCATAAACAGAAAGCATTACCAAAAATTCCTTACAGATGGAGATACTATTTTTGTAGAAAGATTAATAATGCACGAATTGGGGCACGCACTGTTAAACAGAAAGCACACACTAAAATTTTCTATTATGAACTCTGGAGCATACTATTATGAGTACAAAAAAGATTCGTTCAGAACCGCTTTAATTGACGAATTGTTTGACCAATCACAGTTCAGCACACCTAAAAAATAATTTTCCCAAAATATTGTAAATTCCAAAATTAGGAATATCTTTGTACTAAAGATAACCGATTCCCAATTTGGAACACAGTATCAAAGATAGAAAAGACCTTGTTTTTACCGATAAAGTCATTGGTAATGAGGTCTTTATGCTTCTTAATGCCCATATCGGGAAAGACGAAAACCCAGATCCATTCATTTCAGGGGCGCAATTTGCCGAAGAAATGTACTACTGGAAGTCGCAGGGCTACCAAGTCAAAGTAAAGATCAATTCAATCGGAGGCCGTGTCATTGATGGGTGGTCTATAATTGATGCCATTATAGCGACTGAAGCAGAAACTATTAACGTAGGGTTAGCGGCTTCAATGGCGGGCATCGCTTTGATGCTAGGTAAGCAAGGATCACGGTCAGCTAATGACTACTCAACCGCAATGATCCACGCTCCCAAGGGAGGTAGCAAACAATTTCTTGAGGTTATCAGAGCTCAATTCAAATCATTACTAAAGGCTCGAACCAAATTTACGGACGAGGAAATAAACGACATGATGGATTCGGGCAAAGATTATTTCTTTGACTCATCCCAGATGCTTGAGAAGGGCATAGTTGACAAGATTATCACAACAAACAAGACGGCAAAGATTGAAGCGAGCGCAACGCTTGAGGAAATGTTTGCTGTTTATAATTCAATACAAGAACAAGAACCAAAACAACAAACAAAAAAAGAAATGGAAATTTTCAACAAGCTATTCGGTGGTAAAACCGAAATGGAAAGCGTGAGCAACGCGGTTCAACTCAAGGCGGATGCCGAGGCGTTGAAGAAAGAAAACGAGACTTTAAAGCAAAGTCTGGCAGCATCGGAGGCCAACGCTGAAAAAGTGGTTAACGGAGTAAAGGCAAAGGAATTGGTAAGCGAGGCTGTAAAGGCTGGTAAGATTGCCGACAAGCCCGAAGTTATCCAAGCATGGGAAAAGACGGCTAACGCTGATTTTGACAACGCTAAATCGCTTATTGACGCTATCACACCCACTAAAAAAGTGTCGGTAG